CTGGAGGAATGAAAAAGATGGCTAAAAAGAAAATGGCTAAAAAAAGAAAGTAATGCCATTTAGTAAATACAGTCCAAAACAAAAGAAGTTAGCAAGAGTAGCACCACCTCGTAATAAAATTACTGGTGCTGACTTCAAAAAACTAAGAAGCGGAAATGCACAGAAAAATACTAAGCGTCGCAAGAAAACTTGAGAAGGCTTCCAAGGCTCACGCCGGGCAAGCAAAACTTCTTAAATCACTCGTAAAGAATAAGAAAAAAATAAATGAGCGAAAGAACAAGAAATAGAAAGAGCTATAAAGAAGCTCTTAGGGTTGCTAGAAATAGAACTACTGACGCTGGATTTAAGAAAAAAATGCTTAAATTTTATGAACCTGGTACTCGTCCGTATAAGGAAACTTTGCTTCAATCTACTCCAGGAGAAAAACAAAAAGCAGAGCGATTACTTCGTAGAACACAAAAAAATGCAGCTAAAAGGTATATGACAAAAGTAACTGCTGAAAAAGCAGCAAAGGCTGCTAAAATAGCAAAAGCTGCTAAAGTAGCAAAAGCTACGCCAGTTGGAATAATTGCAGGAGTTGCTTTAGATAAGGGTTCAGAATTTGCTCGCAAAAAGTTTATAGAAGCCGACAATCAAAAAGTTAAAAAGTTAAAGAGGGAGTCGGAAGATTTGGACAAAAAAATGGAGACGCTTCGGAGAAGAAACATAAAATAATGGCAAAAAAAAGAGCAAAAAGCGGAGGTAAGATATGCCCAGAAGGTAAGGCTTGGGCTAGGCGTACGTTCGATACGTACCCAAGTGCTTACGCTAACCTCGCTGCATCCAAGTATTGTAAAGATCCTAACTATGCTAAAAAGGCAAAGGGTGGTAAACGAAAGGGAAGATAATGGATAAAATAGGCAAACGACAACAGGCAGCACTTAAGGCTCATTCTAAGCACCATACTAAAAAGCATATGGCTTTTATGCGTAAGCTGATAAAAGAAGGTGCTACCTTTACATCAGCGCATAATAAAGCGATGAAAAAGATTGGTAAATAATGCCAAACAAAAGAATACCTAGAAAAAGACCAGACGGAACTATTAGACCTAAGTCCAAGCATTCTGACTTGTACACGGATGAAAATCCTAAAGGTACGATAAAGGGGCTAGGATTCAAGGATGTTAAGACAGCTAAGTCCAGCGTAAATAAAATAAGGAGATCAGGTAAAACACACGCCCACAAGATACAAGCAGCAATAGCAATGGAACAAAGAGCAAAAGTAATGAAGAAGACTGGGCCTGCAAAAGTGTATAGAACCTATATTAATAATATTAAAAAATCGTAATGGCTCAACTAAAAGAATGGCTAAAACAAAACTGGGTACGTATAGGAACTGATGGATCAATCAAAGGACCTTGTGGAACGTCTAAGGACAAGAAGAACCCAGACCGTTGTCTCCCTCGCAGAAAGGCTCTATCTCTCACGAAAGCGGAAAGAGCTGCTACTGCTAGAAAAAAGAAGAAGGCAGGAGCAAGAGGCAAAACAGTCGTTGCAAACACACCTAGAGCGAGAGTCAGAAGCTAATGAGAAAGGAACACAAAAGTAAAAAGGGTGGACTTACTGCTGCCGGTAGAGCGTATTTCAAGCGCAAGACTGGTTCTAATCTAAAGCCACCTGTTACTGAAAAGAATCCAAAGGGTAAAAGACTTGCTCGAAAGAAATCATTTTGTGCTAGAATGGCTGGCGTTAAAGGTCCAATGAAGGACAAGAAAGGTAGACCAACACGCAAAGCGTTAGCGTTAAAACGCTGGAGATGTTAATTATGGGATTTGGACAAAGAGCAGGTAAGTTCAATGAAATAGGTCGTATTCAATCCGTACGTCCCGCATCCCAGTCCCCTATGACCGAGGTGGATTCCTATACTATTACTAGCGTAGGACAACCTCCTAGTGTTATTCACGCAAGAGACCCTATATTTAAACCAGGTACAGAAACAGCTATTGATGCTAATGCTACATTTTTTACACCATCGGAAAGCTATGGTTCGGATGGAGTCCCTCAGTACTCTCAATATGTGGTAAATGCTAATGTAGGCTCTAGCTTACTAGTAAGTCAATACAAAGAATATTTTTCAGTAACATCTCCTGGTGCAATGAGTACAGAGGCTTTTTATTCTTTTAACTCTAACTCAGGTGCAGCAACAGTAGTTCCTAAATCACTTTCTGAGCCTTCTACATTTAGAAGAGAAGGATTAGTTCAAATAACTTTAACAACTTCAAACGAAGCTGACCCAGAAGTTGCCTATTCGGATGAAAATGTTGATTGGTGCTCTATTGGATTTGCTTCATCTTATACTAATGAAGATAGAGGAACTGCTACAATAAACGGTTCATTTAGAAATTTTCCAAAGTATTTAAATTCAAGTGGAACAAATAATTTTGCATTTGCTCAAACTTTAGGTGTTTATAGGGCTAATGCTATTTCTGAGGGTACAGGCAATACTACATATAATACAAACGGTATATACAGATCAAAGGTCGTGCCTTTCTTTAAGAGGGATGTCGATGGCGTAGTGACGCAATATTATTTAAAAACAAACGTAACTTTTACTGCTGCCTCTGTAAATGCAACTGCTGGTGACAATGGCTCTATCTCTCCAGCTGGATTTAAAGAGTACAATGTCGGAGATACTCCAGCTTATACAATTACTCCAGATGCTACTAAGCGAATAGTAAGCGTTAAATTAGATGGAGCTGATCTAACTTTTTCAAACCCTGGCACTGGTAACCCTTTAACTTTAACCTTCGGAACTTTGCCACTAGATGGAGATAATGACTTAAATGCTGCGGGAAGAAACAAAAGCCTAGAGGCCACATTCGGTAACCAACTTACACTTACCCAAATTCCAGCGGATGGTTCACTTGGAACTATAACTACTTCTAGTCCTCAGTTTGTTGAGAATGGAGGAAGCAAAACCATAGAGTTTTCCGAAACACCAGCTTCTATCACTTTAAACGATGTAGCTCAAACAGTAAATGGATCAACTTTTGTTGCTACGGGATTTAGTACTGATAGTGAATTAAAAGTAACCTTTACTTAGTATGTCGGACGCATTAAACTCAACTAATCGTACCGAACAAGAACTTAAAGCATTTATTCAAAATGCCTCAAGTATTGATGATAACCAATATCCATCAGTTCCAGAAAGTGTTTATGAGGGGCAAGTAATCAACCCTCAATCATTTTTTCAAAGTGCTGACATTTCACCATTTCCTGGTGATTTTAGAACAATAAAGGGAACAGTAACAGTAGCTAATTCGGCAGGTAATGCTACTGCGAATGAATTGCGAACAGGAATACAAAACGCATACAGTAGTTCATCATTTAATGCAACTCCTATGTTTGGAGATATTATTACTTTAACAAATGCTACTGGTGGTGCTTTGGTTGGTAGGTTTATTGTTATTTTATCAAATGATGATGCCCCAGGTGAAGCAACAATAGAATTTACTTCAGATGAAAAAACTAGATTTGCACTTAACCTTACAACTACAACGGTAGCTGGTTTAACAGATGCTTTTGATCAGTATCTTGGTATATTTGATGAAACGGGTCAAAAACCAAAAGACGAGGATACAGACGAGGAAGAACTAGGAAATGTAAATGCTCCATTTAGAATAAAAATAATTAATACTTACGAGCCAGTTTCAGCAGGGGAAACTTTACAGATAGGTACTTCCTCTCCTAATATTGCTGTTAAGGGGGGAGACATAGAGCCAATGCCAGGTTTAACTGCTTCTTTTAGTGATGCCAGTGATAGTACGTTTGTTCCATCAGATGGTACTCCTAAATTTGTGCATATTTATGCCAAGTATAGAATTAATTTTACTGGAACTATTGGATCAAGAATTGCAAACTCAATAACAAATGAAGAAATTGTATTTTTAGAAAGTAGTAGTAATAATTATAAAGAAGGAGGTGAGTTTAATACCCTTGGTACACAATACACTCATCATCAGTACATTGGAAATGTAGCATTAATAAGAAGAGGCGGCCGAAGGTTTGCTCGGATTACTCAAGTTCGATCTGGAAAAATTACAGGGATACAAAATTTTAATTCTATTTCAACTGGTACTACTACTGATTCAAGCGGAACAGACGTTTCAGCTAAAACAAAATCAGGATTAAGAGAGGTAATTCTTTGTTTGGATGGAAAACCTTTTGCAACTTATATACTAACTGGACCATTACTTGAGATTACATAATGCCAACTGCAAATCCATTTACAGCATTAGGAAAAGGAAACGGGTTTCCTTTCTGTGTACAGCGTTCTACGGACTCAGTTCTTACTGCTTTTGATGGTCACGAAGATACTTTTACTAATCCTATTACTGGAGCAGTAACAATTGTAGAAAAATATAGAGTAAAAGAAGTTACATTAGCAGAAGCAATGAACTTTATATGGAATCTTTATTCCGTTACGTTTAGTAATGCTGGTATTGTAGATGGTTCAGGTAATCCTCTTACCTTTACTAATCCAGGTATATTAAAATACGATCCAGATGGAACAAATTATGCAGTTGCCGATGATTTTACTCCTAGAGAAAGAGTATGTAATAAACAACTTGAATTCTCTATACCAAGAGGAAGTGCTTCACCAGGTGGTGGTTTAGGATCTTTTATTGCACAAACTGAAGGAGACGATTCTCCTGCTCAGTTTGCAATAAGAGCAATTTATCTCGCAACGGATACTGGGAAATATTATATGATATTTACTCGTAGCGTTAGGGCAGATGATGATAGCTTTGTTCAGGAAATACCCTTTGCTAATTTAACTTTTAACTATTACACTTACAGCTAACCCTTTATGATATAATACACGCTATGGACGAGGAAGAAGAACTAGAAAATACCCTTATCGGACAAAACCCAATGATGGAAGAACAGCCTATACTTAGCGTAGAGGATAATAGAATTGGCGGAAATGGACAAGAAGCTCTTGCCCTTACCGGGGCTTTGGCTGGAATAAGAACAAATCCGTTTCTTACTGGTTCAATGAATCAAGCACCTCCCCCTTCTCTTAATCCAGCAACTGGACCAAGTGGAGGCACTAGATTGCCTTCTCAGCCTTCGCTAGAACAAGCTAGAAGAGCAGCATCTAGGACTGCTGGAATGGGTTCTTATAGTGGTGCAACTGGGGAACTTTCTAGAGGAAGGGGATTTGATATTGATCTAAAGTCTAACAGAATTGGTTCAAGTCTTGCCAGCAATGTAGCAAAGGGAGCAACTCAAAGTATATTTGGTGTCCCTAGTTTAGTTCTTAATCCAAATGAAATGGGTGATTCAACGGTTTCTGGAGCAAACCAAAGAGCCGCTGAACAAGGTCTTCCTTTACCTTTTCCTGATGCACCTAACGCAGAAGTTTTACAATTAGTTGAGCCAAGTAGTGCAGAGAATGAAGTTGAGCAAAAGCCAGGGTTCTTTGAACCAGGTGGTTTTGGGTACGAATACTTAGGACCTAGACTAGGTTCAAATATAGGTCAACTTGCCGCAGAACAATTATATGGAACAGGCACTACTGCCGAAGGACAACCTACTGGATTTCCTATAGATCGCCCTACTTTAGCTGGAGATATAGCTACTTTACCCGGTAATGTACTTAGAGGTTTAGATTTTTTTGCTGGTCCTGTAGTTGACTTAGCAGCAGATAAAGCACCAGTTATAGCAGATTATGTAACTGGAGATACTGGAGTTCAAGCACAACAAGAAGCATCTTTGGCTAATCAAGAAGCATCTTTGGCTAATCAAGGAGCAATGGCTGAACCAGAAGTTGCCCCAACATTACCACCAGCAGTACAATCCTTTTTTGGAGAAGCTCCGGCATCTAGTGCAGCCGAGGCAGGTCAACGCTTAATTGATGCAGGTAACAATATAGTTGAAAGCATACCATCTCTCCCAGAGGGTGTACAAGAAGGTAGCCCTCAAGCCAACTTCCTTAATCGTATGCGTAGTGGAGAGCCTCTAACTCAAGAAGAGATAAATGCAGCTAACGCACTAGCAAAAAGCATAGGTACTACATTTGACCCAGTAACTGGATACAACCGTGATCCTTTCCTAAGTTCACAGGCAAGTAGGACAAGAACTCCTTTGCCTGGACAAAGTGCAACTCAGTTCCTAAGAAATGAAGACGCTCTAGAACAACGTACAGAACAGTTCGTTGACCCACAAGGTCGCATACGTCGTAGGCTAACACCACAGGCATCTGCACTTCAAGGGTTTGCTCCTGGAGAGCAACCACTAGCACCTGAGTTTACTAGCTTCCAAAAGACTTCTGATGACCTACAACAACGCATAAGGGATAGAAAAAGAAGACCGGGCGAAAGTCAAACTCAAAGAGATACTCGTATAGCACAAGAACGTACACAAGGTTCTGCTACAGGTGGTGATACTATTAGTTTTAATGATGCTCGCAAAAGAGTAGCAAGAAAGGATGGAGAATCTGTTCGTTCGTACAATGAAAGAGTTCGTGCATATATGGCTGGACAAGCAGAGAGAGACCTTGAGAGAAGGGCAGAAGAGAGTCGTATTAGTGCTAGAGAGGCAGAAATAGCTAGAAATGAAGCAAGGATAGGCTTTGAGCCACGGGTTATTGATATTGGTGGAGAAAGAGCTATGGAACTTACGCCCGGTTACTTCCAACGAATAGCTAAGGACAAACCTAACAAGACTGGGCTTCAGGCAACCCTCGAAAACTTGCAAGATGATTTGGACTCAGGTCGTTTAACACAAGAACAATACGACATTGCTGTTGAGAATGCAAAAAATCTATACATAGGTTTAAAAGAACCTAAGCAAAATGAAATAGATGTACAGAATCGAATTAAAGAAATTAGACAAGAGACTATGGGCGCAACACCTGTTGAGGGAAACTCTGAAGCAGACAACAAATTAGATAAAAAAACGGCTCAAGCTATACTGAATGAAGCTGGTGGAGATAAAGAAGAAGCTAGGCGTATAGCCAGAGAAAGAGGATTTGTTTTATAATGGCTGACATATTTGACACGCTTGACACAAAGAAGGGCGATGTCTTTGATGACTTAACTGCCCAAGAAGACATTTTTGACACGATAGGTGAAGACCCCACGCTTGGTCAAATAGGCAAAGGACTTCTTACTGAGATTGTATTAGGAGAGGGTGGTAAATACGCTGGTGCTACAGCTGGTGCTTTAGTCGCTGGACCAGTAGGTGCTGGTGTAGGTTACCTTACTGGTGCTATAAGTGGAGGCATTACTGGTTCTATAGCGGCTCAACGTCAGGAGGGAAGAGAAGATATATCGTGGGGTCGAGTAACCGCTGATACACTCCTTAATGTGATTCCATTTGGAGCAGGTAAAGTAAGCAAAGGGGCGAAGTTCTTGCCTAGAGTTGCAAAATCTACACTTACTAGAGGAGCACAGGGTGCTGGTATTTCTACCGCGGCAATGGCTATAGAAAAAGGAATCGAGGAAGGCGAAATGCTTACGCTCGATGAACTAATTGTAGCGGCAGGAACAGGTGCTGGTCTAGGTATTGGTCTAGGCGCAGCAGGTGCAGCCCTTAACAAATCATACAGCAAGTTGTTAAACAAGAGTACAGATCAAATTGATGCTCTTTACAAAAAAGGTGATGTCGATGCTGTCAGTGTTGTGGATGCTATTACTGGAGGCAATCCCGCTGGTCGAGTAAATCGAATGTTAAACAGCGTTAATCAATACATTCTGCCATCAAAGGTAATAGGTAGTCGTGCATCCGAAGATGTTCGCAGAGCAGTAAATGAAATAGGAACTGCCAAAGACCTTGCTGGTCGAGCTAGAAAAAGGTTGGATGATGTTTATGCGAAGCTTAATAAAGCTGACCAGATTAAAGTTGATAAATATATAAATGGTGAATCCAAAGTATTGCCAGATGCGGCAACGCCTATGCAAGACACTATCAATGAATCCAGAGAAATAATTGATGACTTCTCCCGTAGGATACTTACATTAAGCGATAAAGGGATTCTGGACTTAGGAGAAGAAAGTGATGCTTTGATTAAAACCATACGAAAAAATTTAAGTGATGATGGGCCAAACTACCTAACAAGAGAATACAGGTTCTACGAGGATATGGATTACGAACCCTCTCAAGAGGCTCGTCAAAAATTAACTAAATCCTTAGTTGCTGCACTCAGAAAGGAAAAATCCAAGAACCCAGAGGAAGAAGCGGAAGAAATTATTAGAAACCTATATAATAGTCGTAACCCTGAAGATAGAGGGTTAGGTGCTTTTAAAGGAATGAACATTCTTGCTAAGAACAGCAGACTTTTTAAACAAAGAAAAGTTCTGGATAAGACTATGAAAGAATTTCTTGGAGAATACACAACTCCAGGTGAAAGAGTATTTGGAACAATATCTAAGCTAGGAACATTGGTTGCACAACAGGAAGCAGCATTAAGGATTACTGACAATCTTCAACGCTCTGGTCTAGCTATAAGAGCTAATCAAATCCCGGTTGGGATGGAAGGGCAATATAAACTCCTTAAAATCAACAAACAACCTATTGAAAAAAGATTAAGCCCTGAGTCAGATAGAGAAAAATTATACGTTCTCGATGAGGTTAACCAATCCATCAAACAACTTTTTGCTACTGGAATACCACAGCAAACCAACCTGATGGTTGAAAACATTTTTACTAAAATACTTAGCACAACAACTGGATTGACTAAGTTTGTTAAAGTTCCTCTAGCCCCAGCCGCTTATTCACCTCAGTTTGTAGGCAATATGTTTATGATGTTAGGTCAAGGGCTTGATCCTTTTCGTGGCGTAGGAACAGGAATACGCGTAGCAGGTAATGAAATATTTGGCAAAGGGTTAAGCCTAAAGGAGATTCAGAGATACAAAAGCCTGGGTCTAGTTGATAAAGAAATATTTTCTAGCGATATTCGCAATGCCTTTAACAAGGGATACAAACTATTGCCGGGTAAGTTAGGTAAGGGAACTGATTTCGGTATGAAGAAACTAGGCAAGATTTATAGTGCCATTGATACAGCAAATCGTATAACCGTATTTAAGAATTACGAAAAGCAACTTAAGAAGTTGATTCCTGGTATTAATAAAGAAGGCTCTCCAAACTTTTTGAGCAAATTAGATCGGGACAAACTTGCCGCTGAATTAACTAACTCCACTTATCAGAACTATGATAGGATCTCTCCTTCGCTTCGTTTTTTATCAAGGGTAGGTGTACTTAATGAGTTCGTATCATTTAATCTTGAGTTGACTAGGACTACATTTAACCAAGCTAAATTAGCAAAATCAATGGTGGATGGATCTTTTGCTAGGAGAATGAAGGAGGAGTACGGCGTAAACGTAAGCCAACCTTACGCTACATTTCAGGGTTCAAAAAGAATAATTGCTCTGTCCGGCGCACTTGGTGCGGCTACAGCAGGTATAGCTACTATTAATAAGTTAAATGGTTTTGACGATGAGAAGGTTCGTGCAATTAAGGAAACTTCTGCGCCTTCTTGGGATGACAGTAGCGCACTTCTAATAGAAGATCAGGGTGAAGGAAAGATTGGCTTAATAAATATGGCATACAGAATGCCAGCCGCTGAACTTACCTCAATGTTTGAAGCAGGTCTAGGAACTGGAAGTTATTCCGATGCTGGTTCGGCAGTATTTCAATCCTTTATTGATAAGTTCTTTGGAAGTGGTACAATGAATGCCAAGAACATTATAAATACTTTGCAGAATTATAATCCCAATACTGGGCGTAAGATATCTAGTAGTGTAAGTAAACTTGATAGAGTCATTGATCAAGGAACTTTCTATGCAAAGCAAGGATTCAATCCCGGATTTTCTAGGGACATCCAAAAGTGGGACGAAAGAACATCGGGTGAAATGGGTGCCAGGTATCTTACTGGAGAAAGAAAGTTTAATACTACATATCTAGGTGGAGCTACATTTAGATTTAATGAAATCAATGATAACTTTAGAGCAATACGTGCGGGTTACTCAGGATCTCTAAAGCGTTCTAAAGATGCTAGTGATTCAGCTAGGGACTACGCTAAGTATAATAATTTATACCGCCAGAATGTAGCTGAAACAATTAAGCACGTTAATAACTTAAGGGTGCTTGAACAGACTGATGAGGATATATATAGGACTCTCCCTAAGAATTTTTCTAAATTCTTGAAGGATATAATTATGCAAGGGAAAGTTCCTGATATGCGTATTTCATCATCAATATCAGGACCAAGGCTTGAAAGAATTGAAAGTTATGTAGAGAACTTCAAGAAGTTACCAAGCGAACTTGGATTTAAGATGCTTCAGCAAGAGGCTGCTCTAGGTAAAATTAAAACGTCCGATGTTAACGACATCATTACAATAGTTAAATTACAACAGGGACTAAAAAGCCCCACCCCCTAAATTCCTAAGAGGTGAGGCTAACCGGTTGTAAGTAGGTCTAAAGAAGGTGGTACTACTAACAACCACCCGGCTGGATTACTCCTTGGCCTAACCTACTTAAACATTATACATCGTTGGATTCAAGGAAGTCCTTGAGCTTTCGCTTCTCTTCCTGGAGAGATTTTCGTTGCGCTACCATTCTCTCTATCCTGTAGGATAAAGTTCTGGATTCGTGCCGAATCATTTCTATTTGTGTTTGAATCCTCTCGATGTTTTCTTTTGGTACTGACATAAAATAAATATTAAATTGTCAATGTATTCATTTTAAAAAACAAATACATATTTTTGGCATAGCATTATAGAAAAATATTTTATTAAAATTGTCAAGATGTTATCGGTTCAGTATTGATAACAAGCGCATCTTTATTGTACAGATAACCAGTCATCTTATTGACGGTTTGATTACCCTCGAAGTCCGTATGCCAAGGCATCTCTCTACTGTGGAATCCGAAGTTGTAATTATCCCTAATTAATTTAGAGATATTCCAAATATAAATTACGCTCTCGAACTCATTGACATATACGAAGTCCTTTTTTACGGACTCAGCTATGCCTATGTTGGTATCAACCTTTAGTTCTTCTATTATCCAGGGGTCATATGCTTTTCGCCTGGATTTAATTTCAAATAGGTAGCGTTTATTCTCGTAATCAAAATGGCTGAACTGATCCTTCGCTTTGATGAGCTTGCTCATCTTGGGGAAGGCAATCATTATTTGTTCTGCCACCTGAGATTCTGTCATTATGAGAACCTTCCTATGCAATGATAAAATTTAAACATACCACCTATATCTCTTTCGCCTTCTCTATTCTTGGCTATCTCGTAGTACATCTTGGTATAAGCACCCTTGTTGTCAATCTCTTTTGAGGACTCGAAGTCCCCTTCTGTTGGGTACATCAGAAGTACAATGTCAGCGTCGTTCTCAATGTCCCCGGAATCCTTGAGGTCATACAGCTTTAGCTTTCCACTTTTTACTCCCTCTCGATTTACTTGAGCCAGAAGTATAACAGCTATATTCAAATCAATAGCCATCTGTTTTATCTTGTGGGATATATTGGATATACCCTCAGCCTTTCCCTTTCTTGCATCGAATGGTACTAACTGCAAGTAATCAATTACTAGAAGTTTTACTCCGTGTTTGTGTACGAACTGCCTAGTCTGGCTACATAAATCATCTGCATTCTTTACGGAATGAGATGTGTAAATTGGTAGATCCGATAGGGTATTGATGGTATCATTTACCCTAGTCATTTGTTCTTCGGACGCTACGTTTTCTTCAACCATCCGAATGTTAACGCCCGACATAACCTGAGTCAGTCTTTTAGTAAGTTGTTTTTGTGGCATCTCAAGTGAGAATATACCGCAGGAATGCCCATCCTTTGTTACCGCTTGAAGGGCTATGTATAAAGCTAGTGCTGATTTACCACAAGATGTTGGGGCAGCTACAGTCATAACTTCGCCTGCGGCTATACCTCGATTGCCCAAGTACTCGTCCAATCTATTTGTATGCGTCTTGACTACATCGGGCTTGTATTCTCCGGACTGCATTCTCTTAATATCATCCATTAACTCCTTAGCGGAGTCCTTTATCTTTGCCTTTGATTGGCTGGGTATAGGGTTAGAGAATATGCACTCCTCAAGTTCGGCACGAATCTCCTCGTATCCCTTCTCTTCGGATTCAACATTTTCGACTGCCAGTCTGCACGATCTCATAAGGGATCTTAGCCTGGACTTTTCCACCACTGTATGCGCAAAGAATAGAGCCTGAGTGGGCGTAGAAGCCTTCGCAGTGATGGCAAGTAGCCCGGCTATCCCTCCGACCTCATCGACCCCTTTAATGGTCTTTAAATGCTCAAGAACGGCAACGTCGTTTATGGGTTTATTTTGTAGTGCTAGCGCACCTATGGTATCAAAAAGTATTTTGCATTTGTGCAAATAAAAATCGTCCGATTGGACGATTGGAGTAACGGAATCGTAGACTTCTGTATTATCTTCTAGTAAGCAAGATGCAATTAATCCTTCCTCCGCTTCAGCATTATGTGGTTGCTGATGAACCAGTAGTTTCAATTCGTCTTGATTCATTCTCAACTGTGGACAAAAGAGCTCGAAGCAGTTGACCTAAAGCATTGTGCTTTATACGTATCTCCTTTGGTAATCTAAGGGTATCAATCTCATTATGAATGTTAAGGGATACTTCTGCGGCTTCTTTTATTTTTGTCATTTTTGTAGTATATTTTTTGAGTTAAGAACACTTGAACCCCTCGCAGATTTGCGAAGGGCCAAGCATTCTATCACAAGGTTTACTTCTCTTTTTCTCTTTCGAGCATCCCTATGGCTATCAATGAGTAGCCAATTAGGTCACGAAAAATGTCCTTGGATTGATCTCCCTTGGTGTTAACCTTGAGTGATCCATCGGAACAGAAAGCCTTAGCTCTCTGGAATTTGTCCTGCATTCTTATGCAGATACCAGTTATGGGGTGCACACCGAACTCACTTGAAGCATCGAAGTTAGCGAAAGGATTTTCGCAAGTCTCTCCACCTGTGTAGTCAGCGTTCTTATTCGCAGTTAACTCCAGGATGGAATCAACTTCATCCTTGCGGAACTTGTTCCACCAGACTTTATCGAAATCCCCCATAACTTAAAATGGGGAGTCATCACTCGTTGGAGCAGAGGATGCTGACGGAGCACTGGGTGCTGGCGTTTCATCAACTGGATTGAGTGCCAATGACAAAAAAGAAACACCGCTTTTAGCGACTTTCTTCCATCCCTTTAGGTAGTAGGCCTTGCCCTCTACGTCAATCTTTCCGTTGTAATCCGGATGATTGGGTTTTTGTTTGCGGTCATTCACAAAGAATGTTCCGCTGTTTGTGTTATCGTATTCAGCCATATATTATTTGGTTAAAATTCTGTGTTAGCAAAATTAGCTTTGGGGTTTTCTCTACCGTGCTTGTTGGTAGCATCGGGATCTTTAGTATCATCGATAGCAAAGAGTCCATTGAGAGCGTACTTACGAGCATAGGAACTAGCTGAACCAGTTATCTGTGCATCATCCATACCCTTTTTTGACTCAGTTTCACGAGCAAAACCCGCAACTGGTATTCCAGTATCGCTATCATTATCAAGTAAATTAGCCAATGCCTTGACGTAAATACGTCCTGAAACTTCAATAATGGAATCGCTTATAGTTAGAGAGCAACCCCACTCAGCGAGCAGAGGCTTTACTGCGGTAAGGATGTCCTCACAGGAGCGGTATTTATACCCTCCGAACTTGTTAGTCTGCCCCTTGGGGGCTTTGAGGGATGACTGAATCCCTTGTAGTTTTTGTCTTATGTTTTTATTCATACTTATTTTTTGTTAGTTCACGATACAGTTTGCATCGCTGTTTTTCATTACAGCAGGACTCAAGTTCTTGCTTGGTCGCACCGATAGATTTCAGTTCAGCCACTTGTTCAGAGGCTGTCAATGAATTTTTAAATTTTTTTGTAAGTTGTACAAGACCCACAGGATGAAGGACATCCAAGGTTTCTCTCTCAAGATAGGATGCCATTGCTCGGAGAACTTCAGGCAACTTTGACTTATCTTGCTTACACATTCGTAGGAAAAAGTTTTCTACCTTTCCCAATAAACTGTTTGCTTGTCTAGATATAACGCCACGGACCAGCCCGGTCTGATGATCGTGGTCAAGTACCCAGTCATCCGTTTGTACTTTAAGAACAGGACATTGCTTGGGCTTGTTTGCGTTCCTATAATCCTTGATCTTGTTTTGGGACAAGTACTTCATAGGTACGTACGTATCCATTTCTTTATACTTATATCACTAACACCTCCAAGTTTCTCCTGTATCTTCGGATAAGACAAACCTTGCGCTCTGTAATCCTTAGCTTTGGAAGCCATTTCTTTTTTCTGAGAGTCCGTGTACTGCACACCTCTTCTTGTTTTTGGTTTAGTATTAAGCTGTATTAAACCAGTCTTTTTTAATTTATTAAATCCTTTTGTTTTGCATTCGTACAGGAATCTGCTTTTAGCAATCATATCCTCGAAGTCAGCATCCTTGTGGTGCTTGTCCAATAAATCCAGCAAGGACGCAGCCGTGTTCTTATCGTTCATTCTTTTCTTGTACGGATATAATCCGTCCTATTGATCCTTTCTTAAATGTACATAAACCATTTTTTGATGGAGCTTTTTTAAGAATATATTTCAAAGCTTCCTTCTGATCCTTTGCCCACTTGGTTGTTAATCCAATGTATCCTTCGGGCATATCATTCAACGTGTACTTGATTTCGTATCGGTTCATTTCATACGAAGCAACCAGTAAAGTTCAGCGCATTTCTTTGCTACCTTTATTCCTTTTTGCATATCGTCTTCTGTCCATTCCTTGTGATAATGTTTTGCTGTATCACAATCAATTATAACTGACCTGCACTTTGGTAAATAGTTTAGGTTGTATTCCTTCATTAGCATAAAGGATTCAATAGCTAACTGTTGGCAGTCCTTGTCATAAGTCTTAGCCTTGCCTTTCGTGTTAGTTCTGCACTTGTAATCCGCTAGGAAAACTTTGCCATCCTGGTCGTGACCTATGAAGTCCACGCTACCAGCTATCTTTATCCTACTATTGGCTATAAGTTTCTCACAAGCTATTGGCTTAACTCTTTCAGCTTGTATCCATTCTATAAATGGCATTGACCACTTATCCCAAACAGTTGGCTTAGGCCTCTTGTCGGAGTAAAGAAATCCATAATCTATATGTAACTCGATTGCTTTGTGAACAGTTGTTCCGAACTCAGAGGACTCAATGGTATCTCCAGTAACTGGGTGCTCCCTAGTTCCGTACGTAAGACGCTCGATGTCCTGCCATTCTAAGTTAGGAAACTCCCTAGATAGTTGAGTGATCATCCTTGGTTTGTAAATACTATCCAGGAATGAATCCTTAACTATACCTAGTACAGTTGTAACTGATGGATAAACTTTGTTTTTCTTTTTAGCTTGAGCCGGAGTACTTATCTCACTCTCAAACTTTGGGTCGGACGCATCCTTGCAATTGTAGAAGTGCGCCATTATAATTCGTCTTGATCCATTACGTATTCAATCGCTTGCCTCAATGCCTTTTCGCTTATACCACTACAAGGCATACGAACCAAGGGTTCAAATACGAACTCCTGATAAATCTCGCATTTATCAACCTTTCCATCCACATCCGTTCTCCACATATGGCTCAATCCTTTTTCTGCGAAGTAGGAGAAAACATCCTCTACCTTTCTTGATAGGGTTGAGTTATGTTCAACGACTTCAATAGCTGTTGCTATTTCATCGGACAAGGAATCCGAACTTCTGGATTGATGCTCTAGTTCCTTGGCTACTGCGTATGCGTTTTCTTTTGTTATCTTCATTGTCATAATAGTTTATGTATGATTGTAGCTATGATTACTGATGCACCAACACCTATGATGCAACAAAAAACTATAACAGCGGAATAAAAAACTTCTTTCCCCCCGGCAACTAACTCTTCGTACTCTTCATCTTTCATATTATTTATTGTTTACTCTTTGGATTAATGTAACAAATGCTTTGG